TGCGATATACCTCTTAATAAAGTAGGTATTGATCTTGAAATGACAGGCATAGCTATCTGTTAAGAACATCAATAGGACTAAATGTACTTATAGCATCAGATATAGCTGGATCTCCTATAAGCATATTATGATCTGCATTACTTAAATCTGTTTCCATAAGAACTGATCTAGCTCTAATCTCATCTTCTTGAGTATAGGTTCTTAAAGATTGATCGCTTACTAATCTATCAACAAATATTCTTGCAGCTTTTATT